CTACCTCAATTAGATGGCTTGATCATGATGGTATAATACCTGTGGATAATATAAAGTATATTACATTCAATGGTGTTCGCATACGCAAATCAGAATATGATGAGTTATACGATCCTCATACTAAACAGTATCCACAGACTCTTATAAATCTAAAAAGCAATAGTACTTTACAACAAAAAGCCAAAGATATGTTAAATCATCGTGCGTTTTTTACTTCTCCACACGGCCCTCACCCCGATGAAACCAAACCTAAATATTGGCGTATTGACGATGATGGTTTTACCTATGGACCGAGTAAATTCTATGAAAGAATGTACTCTAATATACCGGGTATGAATCTATCACCTGCTACTTGGATGGAGTTTAATCATTCAATGTCGCCGGATAAAGACTCATCTTATTTATTTGAAACAGACCCTACCGGAAGACAATTTTTCAAACCTCATTCTAATAACAGAACATTAGGTATGCACTTTGCTCCTAATGAAACAAAAGAATTAGGTTATTTATCACCGGAAACTAATAGATTTACATACTCAAATTTACCTAATCCAATGGTAAACATATTTTCACCATTTGGTACAAGTAGAACTACTAACTTAAGTGATAAAACCAATTATACAGAACATAAATCCGCAATAAATCCGATGTATGAATATTTTATGAGAAATGCTAGTTCTCAAGACAAAAAAGATTTAGGCACTGCAAATAAGCACATGGCTCTCCATAAAGTGCATAATCCTACTTTACTAAATACTCCCGAAGCGTATTATGGTTCTAATCCCACAGATACTCGTTTACATGAAAAAGCAGTTAAATCACATATTCTTAACACATTCTTAGGTAGGAGAGAACACCCCTTTACTCCACCTAAAAAAGCAGTTGCACAGTTAAAGGATTTGTTAAATGGTGATTTAGCAATAAGTGGTGGGTTAGATTTACAGGAGTTCAAAGATTACATAAATTGGGATTCTAAACCTATTACATATAGTAATGTAAAAAATATTATGGAAATGGGGGATTATCCGGCAGTTCGCTTAGTAAACGCCGTTAGTGATATATTAGGTACAAAAAGAGCAGATAAAATTAACGAGTTCATAGGTAAATTAGATGGTGATAAAAATAATGAAGAACATAAGAAATTACATGACTACTATATGGAAAATCATGACTTTCAACCATTTGATAAAATTAATGTTGATGAAGCGGTATCGGGAATACAAGATATTGTAAATAAAGTACATCAGCAAAAAATGAGTCAAAGTAAATCTAAGAAAATACTTACTAATGAACATGATGCTATTAATGCTATTCTAAGTTTTGGAGGTAATCAAAGGTCTACTGAACAAGAAAGAAGATTTAGAGAAACTATAGATTCAATTAATCAAATGTTGTTAAATCCTAATTTATCTCAAGAAGATGTAATGGGTCTAAGAGATGATATGAAAGAAGCAGTTAAAGGGCTTAATGCAATTCAATCAAAAAGTAAACCCGATAACTTTTGGAAAATAGGAGCAAATCAAAAACTACAGGCTCTAAAAGGTCATCACGATACAATTGTAGACTATGCTAAAAATACCATTATGCCCTTAGTGCTTGAACAACAACCCGATGCTTTTGACCCCAACAATCCTGTACAGTTTATACATAATGTACAAAAATTACTATCCGATACTCAAAAACATATACTAAGTACTGACAATCATAATTTAACCACTACTAACTATGGTAGGAGTTTTGAGATAAAACAAAACAAACAACTTACTCAACACAATGATATAGCGAGTCATTTACTAAACAATGGTAAACAAGTAGATGGTAATATGACAGTAGATGAAGTAATAGAACTATTAAATCTAACTAAAACACCCGCTATGAAAGAACATGTAAGAAATATTATTGATGAGTCTAGTAAAAGACAAGTTCCTCTTATTGTAGATACAATAAGTAATATGTTAGTGAACGGACCTATATCTCAAATTGGTAATACAGATATATCTCATTTACAAGAACCTAACAATGAAATAATAAATTCTAATTACGACGAGTTAAGCAGTGCTGATAAGTTTCATCATGATACTCACAATATAGGTTTACACCAAGCAATAGACTTAGCACAAAAAAGAGCAAGAAAAGAAAATGAAAATTGGAAGGCGCACAAAATACATGCAATATCTCAAGTATTACCCCGATTGTTAAATAGACAACAATACGGAGCATCTATGCAAAATAGCGGTTTAGAATTTTTCCATGCAAATGATTTTGATGTACACGGTGTAAAATCTGCCGGTAAAGGAATTAAAAGAAATACTTTTGCTACTAAAAATAATCTTGACTCATTAGTGGTATTAGATGAAAGAATGCTATATGATGAACAAGGTAATGTTATTGATAGTGCTTTTATGCCCGAAGAAAATGAAGTTGTTGCATCAGCA